TCTTTAAGAAAAGGGGGAATTCACTCCAAAACAAGGGCAACCATTGAATATAAGATTGAAAATGATTTTGATAAAATTAAATTCAATCGTGTCCAATCCTTGGGTAGATATAATGAAAAGTTGGATGAAAGTTGGACAAAAGTTTTAATTGAACTTGACACCAAAATGTTTTATACTTTGGAAAATGATATCTTTAAGTTGCCTGAGGTTGAAATAAAATATGGTGGGAAAACATTTATGTCACATTTGATATTTGTTGAGGATAGTGTCAAAGCTCAATTATATAATGGTACAACTAGTAAACTACCACCAAGAAAAATTGTTACATTCACAAATAATCCTGTAAAAAACATTTATAATCCAACATTAGAACTATTATGACAAACAGAAACAGAGTTAATGATATATTCAAAGAAAGATTTAAACAAATCCCCTCTTCATTATATATAAAAAATGAAAATATTTCTAAAGAAAACTTGGATAAGTTTTTAAGTAAATCTCATTTGATTTTTGTTAATAAGAAGGTGGCGGAAGGAAAAATAGTTGAGATGGATAGATTAGTTGAATACGATTCGAATGGTATTCTTATTTACATAAAAGGGGTTGAAGATATATTTATTCTAACCACAACAGATAGATTGAATGTTGCGGAGTTTACTTTACATAACTTAATAAAACTTAATAAATAATTTAATTTTGATACAACTTAGTGATATTTATAATAAACACTAAGTTGTATGGAAAACGGAAAAATATATAAAATTACAAACACCGAAAACAATAAAGTTTATATTGGTTGTACGATTAATACACTAAAACATAGATTTGAAGAACATTGTTACAGATGTCTGAAAACTAACATCAATACAAAATTATGTAATAATGTTAGAAAGTATGGTGTTGAAAAGTTTACAATTGAGTTGATTGAAGAATGTTCATTGGATGTTATATATAATAGAGAGGTTGAAGTTATTAAGGAACACAATAGTTTTGAGGAAGGATTAAACTCTACAGTAGGAGGAGAGGGATGTTTAGGTTATAAACACTCACCTGAAATAAGAATGAAGATATCTAATGCGGTTAAAGATGGTAAATCACATAAAGGTAAAACTTATGAAGAGATTTATGGAGATAGAGCACAAGAAGAAAAAAATAAGAGAAAACAAGCGGGTTGGTCTAAAAATTTGAATGAAGAAGAAAAGTTAAAAGTTATTGAAAAAATAAGAAACATTAAACGAAGTAAATCTAAAACCAGTATTGAAACTATTAATGGTATTAAAAAATTAATAAGTGAAAATGTTAAGCCAAGCGAAATAAATAAACAATATCCTGAAGTTCATATTAGAACAATATATAGTATAAAAGCTGGAACTAGATGGAAAGATTAAAAAACAAAAAAATGGAAATCACAAGTGAAGAATTAAAATCAAAAATTGAATCAGGTGAACAAGTTATTATTGACTTTTGGGCCAGCTGGTGTATGCCGTGCAAGATGTTTAAACCCACCTTTGATAAAGTTGCCGAGAGTTCTGAAGTACCTATGTATACAATGAATGTTGAACATAATGGTGAATATGCTGTTGAGTTGGGTATTCGTGCAGTACCAACCATTAAAGCTTTTAGTAATGGTGGTGAAGTTTATTCTAAATCAGGTATTCTTAGTGAGTCAGAATTAAAAGGAGTTATAAATAACATCATCAATGGATAACAAACTAGTAATAGTATATACAATGAAAGGTTGTCCCCACTGTACGGACTTCAAAGATTTATTAGTTCAAAATGGCATTGAGTTCTATGATAGAGATATCGATGAATATAGTGACGAGTTTGATATGTTTGTCGAATTAACAGGAAAAGATTTTGTTCCAGCATTTATGTTGGTAGATGAATCCGAGAGTGACGAACCCATACCAATGTTATTTGCACCTGAAGAGGATTTCAACGAATTAGAAGAAGGATTGGAAATTATCAAAAAGTTCTTACAATAAAAAATGTCCCCAATATTAGGGGACATTTTCATTTAGAATATAACCAAATCTTTCATTCTATCTTTAACTAACCAAGGTTTCTCATTTAGTTGATTATCAATATCTCTTTCAACATCATAATCTTTAATATAGTCATTTGCAAACTTGTTTAAGTTGAAATCAAATACATCTAATATTAATGACTTAATTTTCTCTGGTGTATAAATCGAATCACAAGTTACCTCAATGTTAAAATCATCCTCATTGTTAATAACTGAAGAATACTTAAATGTAATTTTATCAGTTTCAAGTAAGTTAAATAATTGATTGCAAATATGTTCACCATAATATAATTCTCTTCTACCAAGGTTTAAGCTATATCCATAAGGGAATGATGAGGAAACAGAAAGAAAGTTCGTTGTGTTGAATATTTTAAGGTTCTCAGGGATGAATGGGGAATAGAACTCTAGTTCCAATTTGTCTGTAAAGTTAATATTATTTAGGAACTCTTTGTTGTAATCATTTTTACTATCTCTATTAACTTCATTGATTACCTGTTGGTGGAAAATAGGTCTATCACTTTTATGATATTCAAAGTAATATTCGTTTGGGGAAAGCGGTTCTCTATAATCTATTAAATCAATTATATTGATATGTTTAAGATTAAGATAGGTTAATAAATCAGGATTCTTTTCAACAAATAAATCTCTTAACTTATTTAAATCTAAAACTTCATCTGAGTTTGTTGCACCATAAACAACCAAGAATGATTTAAAATCAACAACTTGAAATCTTGAGGTAAAGTTTGGGTTTACATTTTTGACAATAAAGTCAGCGAATAGGTTTACAAAACCTTCTTTTGATAATCTATTAATATACTTCATAATTTTTTTATCAAATGTATAAACAAAAAAATTATTATCTTAAATAGTAAAATAAAAAAAGGGACATTGATTGTCCCCTTCAAAGTTCGTACCTTCCCTTCAGTGAAGTTATCTTTTGTTGTAGTACTTCTCAACAACCTTTTTGATTGATTCTTGAATGTTGTTGTTAGTCACCTGTCTCTGACTAGTTTGGTTACTAGCAGGTGGTGGTGTTGAAGGGGCTGGTTGACCTTGTGGTTTGTTTTTGCATCCACATCCCATGTCATTATCAGTTTAATTAATTTATGAAGTCAACTTCATTAATAAATATCTTAAGTATTTATATTATGTAAATAAAACCTTATTTGACAATATGAAAAAAATTATTATAGCCGAAAGTCAGGCAAAAAACCTAATTAAAATCCTTAAAGAACAAAATGAGGGTGAATATTATGAGATGACTGGTAAACAATATGAGGAACTATTGAAGTTAGCTTCATATAACTCAAAGGTTACTGGTATTAAAAAGTTTGGTGGAAAACCATTATATGTCGTTGGAGATGTTAATTTAAGTGGAACTCCAATAAAAGACTTGGGAAATGTTGCCGTTATTACTGGAAGATTAAATATTAGTAGTACACAAATTAGTAGTTTGGGTAATACTATAGTTAAAGGATATGTAAGTGATTATAATACACCAATTGAAAAAATGAGAATTAGAAGAGAGGAGTTGGCTAAATTGGCTGATGCTGATGAGAGGAGACAAGATGGTGAATGGGACTTGGATAATCCAAAGATTGATGATGAAGGATTGGCGGCAAATGCTTTGTTTGATTATTTGGTTTATAAGGGTGATTTGGATGAGATGGATGAAGAAACCAAGAATGAAATAAAAACTAAGAAGGAAGAAATTGAAAGGTTAATTGAAGAAGGTAAAGGGTTGGATATGGACTCTGAAGAAAGGGAAGAAATATATGATAGGATTACTGACTTAGAAAATGAAATTGAAGAATTACAAGAGGGTGTTGCTGATGTATATTATCTTATACCACAATCTTATCGTTCATATGGTGACCTTAACAATTTCGAGGTTATTGGTTTGAGGGGTCAAGAATATGTTGTTGGTTATTGGGATGATGTGTATGAAGCGGCAGTTGAGAATCAAGAACAATTGATTGAGGATATTGGTATTGATGGAATTAGTAGGGGACTAATTGAAGATAATATTGACAAAGGTCGAGTTAGAGAATATATGGAGGAGTTTTATAGAGACGACATTACTGACAACCCTGAAGTTTATTTTGATGATGATGATTACCAATTAACTGATGAACAAGAAGAGAGAAAAGAAAGATTGGAAATTGAAATTGAAGGATTGAGAGAAAAATTAGAAAACACGGAAAATGAAGATGAAATAGCTGATTTGGAAACAGAAATTGGGGGATTTCAAGAAGAATTAGATAGTATAGAACCAGATACAGAACCAACTGATGATATGATTGACGAAAAAGTCGATTACTATATAAGAAACACTGATGAAATAGATTGGTTGAAGGAAATGGGTTATGAATTAAATGATTGGGTTAATTTGAAAGGTGTTGCCCGAGATATAGTTGATAGTGATGGTTTGGGTGTTATGGCTTCTTATGATGGAAATTACGATGAACGAACAGTAACAACACCTGATGGGAAGAAATATACTTTTGTCATAATGAGAATGAACTAGTTTATTTTAGATAAAACTTTAATTATATTTTGAGTATGAAGAAGAATAAATTAAAGTTTGTTATGAGTACAGATTGGATATTCGAAGGTGTCATTGACGCTGAATTAAAAGAATATGTCCTCTTAGGTTATTTCCAAAAACTGAACAAACAATTGGAAGAAATGAAAGTTTATCCAATGTTCACGGAAATTACCCTCCATTTAGCAAACATTCGAAATCTATTATCAAAGAATCAAATATTATATACAGATAAGTCATTACTCAATGTTGACGATGAGATAACACTTGCTGACCTGAAAACTAAGGACAGACCAATCTTAACCATACACGAAGAAACTGAACTTATAAAGATATTAAAATATAGTGATGCCAAACTACAAGATTACTTTGACATCATTAAATCTGTTTGGACAATAGTTTATGATGCAATCGAAGTTGTATCTATATTAAACGAAGATAATTTAACTTCCAAGAAAGGTTATTTCTATACCAAATCTAGTAATTTAATAGACATTTGGGAGTACAATATTAGAAAACATAAGGGTGAAAATAAGACAACCTTCAAACAAATTGAAGACCCCAACTTTTATACTCACCTTATATCAACTGAAAATGAGTTACCAACATTTTATATTCATTGTGATAAAGAAGTTCCATTCGAGGAAACTTTGTTACCATTGATGAAAAGAAAGGTATTGTCGTATATTTTTCAGTCAAAAAACTTAGCAATAAGGTAATATTGGAAATTGGATTATTTGGTTGTGTTAAATTAATTATTAAAAGTTAATAAACCAATAAAACAATTTTATGAAAAAACTTTTTATTTTATTTTTCGTTGTATTAGCAAGTTTACAATCTTGTAAACAAAAAGATTCTTGTGCTGATACAGTATGTCCAAATGGTCAAGTTTGTGTTGATGGAACTTGTCAAGGAGCAACAACTAATGTTGTAATATCATCAAACATTAGTTCTAACACAACTTGGACTGCGGACAATGTTTATGAGTTGGGAGGAAGAATCACGGTATTGGATGGTGTTACACTAACAATAGAACCAGGTACAGTTATCAAAGGTCAAGCAGGTACAGGAGCAAACGCAACAGCTTTATTAGTTGCAAGAGGTGGTAAAATCAATGCTGTTGGTACACCAACTAAACCTATTATCTTCACATCTGTTGCAGATGAAATTACACCTGAACAAGTAGGTGCTGGACTTTTCATTAGTCCAAACCTTGACCCCGCAACACAGGGATTATGGGGTGGTGTTATTATATTAGGAAAAGCACCAATCTCAGCTTCAGCCAATGAAATCCAAATCGAAGGCATTCCAACTACTGACCCTAATGGTTTATATGGTGGAAACGATGTTAGTGATAACTCTGGTGTTATGAAATATGTTTCAATTCGTCACGGAGGTGCTAACATTGGAAATGGTAATGAAATTAATGGTTTAACTTTGGGTGGTGTTGGTAATGGAACAACAATTGAGAATATTGAAATCGTTGGTAATCAAGATGATGGTATTGAGTTCTTTGGTGGAACTGTAAATGTATCTAATCTTCTTGTATGGTTTTCAGGTGATGATGCTATTGATACAGACCAAGCTTGGGCTGGAACATTAAATAACTTTATTGTAATCTGTGGTAGTGCAACTGACCATGCTTTAGAAATTGATGGACCTGAAGGTACTTTAATGGCTTCACACACATTAAGAAATGGTTCAATCAAAGGAAGTCCTGAAGCGGAATTGGGTGACTTCAGAGCTTGTCCAAGAGGAACATTCGAAAACATTTTCTTCTTTGATTTTGTTGACCCAGCAACTGCGGGTAGAGGTGACTTATCAATATCTAATCCAACAAATTCTACTTGTTCAACAGATAATTTAACTAATGGAGTTTTGACTTTCTCAAACTTACAAGTTATACTTCCTACAAATGTAACATTGAGTAGTGTTTTCAAAAATGGTACTAGTACCTTTGCTACTTCTGTTACAACTAGAACAATTGGTGCTAACAAAACTGCACTCAATTGGACTTGGGCAGAACAAGCAAATGTATTATTGGGATTCTAAGAAATTAAAATCTAAATGAGAAAGGTTCTGACCAAAAGTTAGAACCTTTTTTTATTGTCAAAATCAAAATACTAATATGGAATCACTAAAACTAAGAGTAACTCTAACCAACACAAAGGGGTGGAAAGAAACGAAAGATGTCCACCTATCACATTACCTATCTCAAAAAGAAGAAGGAAACGATGTTTTAGATAAAATCGTTGAACAACTTATTCAGGATTATGAAAGGATGGGAAAAAATATGAATGAAAATAAAATAGAAAATCAAAAATGGAGACCGTAATCAAAACTTGGGAAAAGAAAGAAAGTGTTAATCACCCTTCTCATTATGGAGGCGCTGATAATGTTTATGAAGCGATAAAGGTGATAGATGCCTGGTCATTAGGATTTGCCTTGGGTAATACTGTAAAGTATATCAGTAGGGCGGGTAAGAAAGACCAATCAAAAGAATTAGAAGACCTAAAGAAAGCTTTATGGTATCTTCAACACCACATCAATCAATTAGAGAATAAATGAATACACCAATAAAATATTTCGGGGGAAAAGGAACAATGTTTAACAATATTATAGAACACTTCCCCAACCAAAATGACTTTAACATTTATTTAGAACCATTCGGTGGTTCCTTCTCAATAGGATTGAAAAAACCTGAAACTGAAATTGAGATTTACAATGATATAGAACAAAATGTTTATTCCCTTTATAAAGTTTTGTCGGATAAAGATTTATTCGATGAGTTCAAGTTCAAATGTGATTTAACTCATTTCTCCGAAGATTTAAGGAAGGAATTCAAAGATAAGTTGAAAGGTGACTTAACCACTTTGGATAGAGCATTTTACTTTTTTTATGTAAACAGAACATCACATAATGGTGTGGGTGGAATTACAATCAGCAACATAGTAAGAAGGAAGATGAGTAAATCAACTTCAGATTTTTTGTCTGCAATTGATAGATTACCTGAATTACACGATAGATTGTCAAAAGTAATTATGTTAAACACTAATGGAATAAAGTTGATTGAAAAATATAAGGAATATCCAAATTGTTTCATTTATGCTGACCCCCCTTATGAACAATCAACCAGAACAAATGCGAGATATAAGGAAGATATGGATAGAGATGGACATATTAAGTTTCTCGATTCTGTTATTGATTCCAAAGCTAAGATATTGATTAGTGGATATGATTGTGAATTATATGATAGATTGACTGATAATGGATTTATTAAAGTTCATTTTGATGTAAAAACTGTTGATGGTAACCATAAACCTAAAACCAAAACTGAAACTCTTTGGAAGAACTATGAATAAAGTTTATTAAAAAAAGAATAAAAATTTTTAGAAATGTTTTGGTTGTAAAAATATTTTTCATACATTTGTAATTAATCCACTTGTGAAACTATTTAAAATCATTTTATATTACAATTTAAACTCCAAACTATGAATCACGATTTAACTGCAACGGCAGAATTAGAACTTTCTGAGAATCAAATTATGTCCATTCTCAACAATTTAACAAATGATAATTTTTTGATATTGTTTAATGAACAACAAATACAAAGAAATTTATCAATTACAGGTGAGGAACTTTTACATACAATTGACCATAGAGGAAAATCTAAGGTTTACGATGAAGGGGTTCTTAATTATACAACAGATTTAGATACATTTTCATTTGGAAAGTCGAATCGTAAGATTATTCAAAAAAAAGTAGATGGGATATGTAAAACAATTGAAGAATATGGTATAATTGTTCCAATTATTGTGGATAAAAAATTAGAAATTGGTGAAGGACAACATCGTGTAAAGGCACTAATGAAGTATAATGAAAATAACCCCAATAATAAAAAAGGGATTCATTTTATAGTTCGTAAAGAAATTCCGGCTAAGACAGTTAAAGTTATGAATAGAACTTTTACTAATTGGAAACCAAATGATTATTTACACTCTTATGCTGAAGATGGATTTGTTGAATATATCAAATTGAAAAATTTTGTTGAAAAAAATAAAGACTTCAGTATATACTTACTTTCAGCTATGTGTCAGAATGATTTGTCTGGTATCGATAGACATGGTGGGAAATCAAATATAAATCATAACACTGGTGAATCTAGTATGGATAAATTTGAACAAGGTCGATGGACAGTTGTTTATGACGACCCAAATTTGGAAAGAGCTCAACGATATGCAGATGATATTAGAAAGGTGACTAAAGTTTGTAATGTTAAATCTAAACATCTTTATTTTGCATTGTTGAACTTATTAATGAATGTCCCCAAATTTGATTTGAACAGATTCATAGATAAATTACAAGAAAACTATTTGTTTTATAACAAAGTTAAAATTCATAATAGAGAACAAGCATATGATTTTATCGGTGAAGTTTACAATAAAAAATTGAAAAAGTCTGAAGAGTTTTTAGTAATATTAGAATACTACAACAATAAAAGAAAAAAACCATAAATGAACAAAGTTTATTTGATTGACATTGATGGGACAATATGTGAGGATATAAGAAATGAAGAATGGTATTTATACCCATTTGCACAACACTATGAAGAAAGTAGATTAATTCTAAATAAGTGGTATGATGAGGGAAATATTATAACATTCTTTACCGCCAGAGAGAGTAAAGATAGACATATTACGGAAGATTGGTTAAGATTGAAAGGATTCAAGTTCCACGGATTGATTATGGATAAACCAAGATGTAAAGATGGTCAGGTTTATCATTGGATTGATAATAGACCTGTAAGAGCAACAACTTATAAAGGTAACTGGACTGAACTTAAACAGATTTACGCTAAAATAGAAACATTTGAATAATGGTAAAAAGATTTGTTAGATTTCCAAATGAAATGGATTTCGTTGAAATGGAAATCAATATGGATGATTTTAATATGGTTACAGAGTTTAGTGACCAAATGTTTGGATGGTATAAAGGAACTTATATTTCAATAAAGTTATAAAATTAGTGAGAGTATTAAATCTATATGCTGGTATAGGTGGAAATAGGAAATATTGGGAAAATGTTGATGTGACAGCGGTGGAATACAATGAAGAAATCGCAAATGTGTATCAACATTTTTTTCCTAATGACACAATTGTGGTTGGTGATGCCCACGAATACCTTGCCAAGAACTGGAGAAACTTTGATTTTATTTGGTCAAGTCCCCCCTGTCAAAGTCATAGTAAAGTTAGAATGATGGCAAGCAAAGGAGGAAGTTATGACTCCGTAATGCCTGATATGAAGTTATGGGCAGAAATCATTTTCTTACAAAACTTTACCAAGAACACAAACATCAAGTTTGTTGTTGAAAATGTTAAACCATATTATGAACCATTTGTCAAACCAACAATAAAGTTGGGGAGACATTTGTTTTGGACAAACATTGATATCCCCGAAATTGAAATTAAAGATGGATTGACCCATAATGAGAGGGGAAGTTCCGAGAAAGGTTATTTTGATTTGAGGGAGTTTAAGTTATCCCACAGAAAAGACCAGATAATTAGAAATTGTGTTGACCCTGATGTTGGAAAATATATTTTGGATTGTGTGGTAAAACAAATTGATATATTAACATAAATTAGTTAGATTGATAAAATGGAATTAGTAACGACTTATATTTGTAAGACCTCAGATAATGGTGTTCACGATAATATATTCGGTGGAACAATATTGGGGTTAATCGACCAAAGTGCTGGTGCTTATGCTGCACAGATATGTGATACACCAAGAATGGTGACAATCAAAATTGATGAATTGATTTTCAAGAACTCCGTTAAGGTTGGTAATATTATTAAGTTCTATGCCACAGTTAAAGAGTTTGGTACAAGTTCCGTAACTTTATATATGGAAGTTAGAAAACATAATGTTTATACTGGTCATCAAGATGTGGTGGTATCAACCAATATCAAATTTGTAAGAATTGATGAAGAAGGTAGAGCCATCCCAATCTCTGAACGAGTTAAAACAAGATACTACAACAGAATGGAACAATATGGTAAAGGACTATTAAACCCTGAAGAAAAATAATATATATGAATAAATTAGATAAAGATTATCAAGAACTCCTATTGGATATAATGACAAATGGGGTAACAAAAAATGATAGAACTGGTACAGGAACAATATCAGTATTCGGTCGCCAGATAAGACATAAAATGTCAGATGGATTTCCAGTACTAACAACCAAGAAAATGTATTTCAAGGGAATTGTGACTGAATTGATTTGGTTTTTAAGGGGTGATACAAACATCAAATACCTTGTTGATAATGATTGTCATATTTGGGATGGTGATGCTTATAAGCGGTATATTATGTTACCAAAAAAATTATCTGAAGTTGTTTCTGATGGTGAAAAATTTAATGGTAGAAATTTAACAAAAGAAGAATTCATTAACAAAATCAAAACAGATAATGAGTTTGCTAAGAAGTGGGGTGAATTGGGAAAAATATATGGAAGACAATGGCGAAGATGGACTAAAAAGAAAATGTATCTATCAACTGATGGTTCATACGAAAACATTTATGATGATGCAGACCAAACAGTTATTGACCAAATAGTAATCCTCATTAACGAACTCAAAACAAATCCAGACTCAAGACGACTAATGGTTTCAGCTTGGAATGTGGGTGAATTAGACCAAATGGTACTTCCACCTTGTCATTATGGATTTCAAGTTTATACAAGAGAATTGAGTGAAGATGAAAGAAATGAAATTAGAGATATGCAATACTTGAAGAATAACTTACATCAAGCACTAAAAGGAAGTGATACTAAAATTGATTGGGAAAATATCCCAACCAGAGCAATCTCTTTAATGTATAATGCCAGAAGCCAAGATGTACCACTCGGAACTCCATTCAATATATCTTCATACGCATTGTTGTTGGTGATATTGGGTAAAATGGTTAATATGATTCCTGATGAGTTAATTGCTAATATGGGAGATTGTCATATTTATTCAAATCAAATTGATGGAGTTAAGGAACAACTAACAAGAGAACCATATCAATTACCAACATTGAAGATTAATTCAGGTAATGAAAATTGGCATCTATTGGAATTGGATGAAGTATTGAATACATTAGACCCAAGTATAACATTCAAGTTAGAAAATTACCAATCACACCCAATCATAAAATTACCATTATCTAATTAATATGACACTAGACAATTTAAGATTGTTAATTAAAGATGTTTTTGATAATTCAACAGACATCAAAGAAATTGAAAGTTCCATATTTTCGTTAATACGATTATACGAGATGACCGATAAAACTGAATCAACTTTCATCAAAGACAGATACGACCACAAGATACCTGAAAAAGTTCCATATCATACAATATGTGGATGTAATCCAGAAAATGGTGGTAATGGTATTTGTGGTTGTACGATTGGGAGTGTTATGGAACTAATGCAAAAAAAATATGAAGGGACAATTAAATCAAATACAACAACATATTCTGATGCTTTAAGTTGCGGTTTTGGTATCTGTAATTGTACATCAGAAGACAACTATACCTATTGTTTAACTTCAACTAAAACAACAATATAATATGGAATACAGAATTGTAAAAGTTGAAACACCTCAAATAACGAAGAATTATGAGGCTAAAATAGATTTTATACCTGAAGTATACTTTGTAACAAGATATGAAATAGAAAAGAAAATATTTTTCTTTATGCCGTGGATAAACACTAATTATCAATTTATAACTCTTGAAGAGGCTACATCATATGTTGATTGGTTCAAAAGAAAAAAAATTAGAACAATTATCAAATAATGGAAAACAACATACCACCCCAAGATATGGCACAAGAGCTCTTCCATCGTTTCAATAAGGAAGGGCTTCACGATTTAATAACCACAGAAAACAATTAAATTATGGAAGAAAATTTAAAAAAACTTACTAATAATTGTAGTGTTTGTGATTCTGATAAAATCAGATATGAAACTGTAACTTTTCGCAATCTAGTTATTCAATTAATAGCTGGTAAAACCGTTATAAGTTCAACATATCAAGATATTGAATATAAGATTTGCGTTAAATGTGGTGATAGACGTACAAATTTTTTTACATATTAAAAATAAAATCATAAAAAGAGAAAGTTTTAAAGAGTTTCAAGAAAGATTGTGCTGAACAAAAACTTAATTGGAGAAGACAAATAGTTAATATTAATTAAAAACAATACATTATGAAAAATTTAGAAAGAAAAAAACTGGAAAGTTTATTAAACAGTAGAATTGATGAGGTTAATATTATACCAATTTATAAAGATGAAAATAAAACTGAAGTTGAAGAAGTTGAATGTGAAATTAAATTTAAAACAAATATTCAATATATAGAACAATTGTTGGATATTTGTAAACCCTAATAGTTTTGATACCCAATAGTTCAGAAATTTATGGTATTATTAATGAATTTTATAAAAAAAATTAGAACAATTATCAAATAATGTGTAACAAAATTAAAAAGTGGCTTGACAAAGGTGAAGGAGGACAATTTTATGAACCTTATGTAACAAATGGGGATGTTATTATATTAATGATGTTAACTATGATAGTAAGTGTTATGATAATATTGGGGTGTCTGATTGTATAGCACAACCCAGTAATATATCCAAGAACAATATCAACAAATACAACTATATAAAATGGAAAACAACATCCCACCCCAAGATATGGCACAAGAGCTCTTCCACACCTTTAATAAGGAAGGACTACACCAGATATCCTCTGTAATTAATCGTCATATTAGAAAAGAATTAATCAAGCAGTGTGTGTTGTTATCAATTAACCTTCACTTGGATGAATTATCCAAAATGCAACTAATATTCTCAGATAGAGAATTACATTACAAATATTGGGAAGAAGTTAAATTAGAAGTAAAAAAAATATAATATGGAAAAGAAACAAACAGCAGTTGAATATCTATATAAAAATTTATTAGATAATCCTTTATCAAATGAAGATGTTATATATAACATTAGAGTATTTGAAAAAGCCAAAGAAATGGAAAAGGAACAATCCACCATTACAGAAGACACCTCTGATGGATACCATACCTTCAAGGAACTCTATGAGTTTAGAAAAGTATATAATGCAACACTATTCAATGAATGGGGAAAACAAATGCAAGAATATCTAAAATGGGAAAGTGAAGATTGGCAAATACTTAATTTACCAAAGTATGATGTTCATAAAAGTTGGAGACATAATGATGGTGAATTATGTTTTGGTGGTGGATGGTTTATAGTAGTGGCAAACTTACCATCAGGACAAATCAGTAATCATTATCAAGCTCACGATTGGGATTTATTTGATATACCAGTATATGAAAAGGCCAAATATCCTTTTGATGGGCATACCTCAAAAGATGTATTAGATAGATTAATTAAACTTAAATAAAATGATAAAGACCGGAGCAGTATATTTTTTATACAGATTTTTCAATGATAATCCTGAAGCAACAATAGAAGAAGGATATGAGGTATATAAACAAGCCTTAGAAATGGAAAATAAAATTAATCAAGAGTATTATAACCAAGGTGCTCAAGATTGTAAAAATACCTTTGAAAAAATAATCAGTGATGTAACAGGGAATATACCAAATCTTTGATAAATGAAAACCTATATCCACGTCAATCAACATCACATCCGTTCCAATAAAACAAAAGGAACAAATCTACCTGTCATAACCGTAAAACAAGGTAAGAAGAACACCTATTGTAATGAAGTTGAGATATTAGGTCCAAGTAAAGTTATATATGGTGGTGAAGGATGTGAGGCAAAACCACTATTATCTTGTGGTGCAAGAGTGGTTATTATTACGGAAAGTGAAGTTAGAATAATAGATGGACAACCCCCTTTATAATCTCCAAAAAAATACCTACAATTATAGAAAATCAAATAATGGAAAATAATATAGAACAATTTGTAAATAAAATAATAAATGGGGATTGTATTGAGGTTATGTCTACCTTCCCCGAAAATAGTATTGACCAAGTTATCACATCACCTCCATATAATGTTAATATCTCTTATGACACATACAATGATGGTTTAACTATGGAACAATATTGGGAATGGACTGAAAAGTGGTTGACCCAAGCATTCAGAGTATTGAAAGAGGATGGAAGATTATCTTTGAACATTCCTTATGAAATCAATACACAAGATAGAGGTGGAAGAGTTTTTATGGTTGCTGAGTTTTGGATGTTAATGAAGAAAGTTGGATTCCAATTCTTTGGTGTTGTTGACTTGGAAGAACAATCCCCACATAGAAGTAAAACTACAGCATGGGGTTCTTGGATGAGTAGTTCTAGTCCTTATATCTACAATCCAAAAGAATGTGTAATATTGGCATATAAGAAATTTCATAAGAAACAAACCAAAGGACAACCACAATGGACAGGAACACCAGTTGTCCAAGAAGATGGTAAAACCAAAATGACTTATCTTGATGAAGATAAGAAAGAGTTTATGGAATTGGTTTATGGTCAATGGAGTTACTTTGCAGATACCAAGACATTAACGAAAGCCACGTTCAGCATGGATATTCCAACAAAAGCGATAAAGATTTTGACATATAAAAACGATATTGTCTTAGACCCATTCTGTGGTAGTGCAACAACAATGGTTGCCGCTGAGATATTAGATAGAAGATGGGTTGGGATAGAATTAAGTCCAAATTATACAAAGATTGGAACTGATAGGGTTCAAGCCTTTGTGGATAACAAGAAACAAATGAAAATAGAATTTGAAGAAGGAGCTGAATAAGTTCCTTTTTTTGTTTAAGGGGGATATTTATGAAGAAAACATTTTTTAATGAAAAAACAATTAATTAAGGAATCAGGTATTCGTGATATTAATGATATCGCAAAAAGATACAACAAGGCCAAAATATATTTTCATATTGATTTGGATGGTGTTACATCAGCAATTGCAATGAAAGTATATTTGGAAAGTTATGGTATAGAGGTTGTTGATGCTGAAACAATACAATATGGTACAGATGAGTTTGCTATCAAAAAACCAGATGCCAGTGGAAATGTTATGCCTGTTTTGGTAGATTTTGCTCACGGAAAACCAATGTTTAAGATTCATACAGACCATCACGATAGACAAGCAGGGGTTGAATCAGGAACATCAACAAGTTTCAGACATGCAAGGTCAAATGTTGAAACAATATCAGGTGTAATTTCAACATATGACTTATTTCCTCCATCTGACATTAAAATAATATCAACAATTGATTCTGCTAATTTTAGAGCAATGAATATTACTGTTAGGGAGGTTATGAATTACATTTTCAAGGTTGAAAAAGAATCTCCTGAAAGAAGTAATATAATAATGGGATTGGTTACAAACAAAATATTGTTAGCGTTTAAAAATAAAGAATTTGAAGGTAAAAATATATTAGAGAGACTTGTTCTTATTTGTACTCCATCACTTAAAAATATCTATAATAATTTGATAAGAATGATTATGGATTCTGGTTTAATGGATAAAGTGAAGGGATTTTTGAACACAGAGTTGGGTAATGAAGAACCAAAAGGTGATAAAATCAGAAGAATTCAACAACAACTTCAAAAACATGGTGAAACCTATTTGGAGAAAGTTAGAGGTAACATAGGTAAACAACTCAAATACGAGGATGGTATTATCATCAAAGATGGGTCTGCTGGTGCTAGTATGGCTAATGTTGGAAGTTATGATAGATATGTGGCTTTTGAATTGATTCCTGACGCTGATTTCCAGGTTGTAACTTGGGGTTCAGTTGGATTATTACAAGTTTCTTGTAATCCATATAAAGAATCTAGAGGACTCAAAGGGGTTGATTTAGGTAAAATGAATACAGAAATTCTCAATAACCATAAATCTGAATTAGAAGGTATTAAGACTACACTTTTACGTTTAAAAGAAGTTGCTGAAAGTAGTAAAAAATTTGTACCTTATGAAAGTGTTGGTTTTACCTTTCAAGATTTTATTGCATTGTATAGCGAAAAAGATGAGAATGGTAAAGTTATCAAAGATAAAGATGGTAAAATCATAAATATAAAAGGCTATTTTGATGTACCTGAAAAATTTAAAAATTTTACAAACAAAAAAAGTGAAGAGGAAAATAAGAAAAGTGAGGAGGAAAATAAGAAAAAAGGACAAAAAAAAATGACCCCACTTAAGTTTTGGCAAAATCTAATTAGAAAAACTATGATGAAACCTTTTGTTGGTTTAACGGATTTTGAACAAAGTATTCTAAAAGAAGTTTATATTAATGCTTATGATGTTATAAAAAACAATAGTGGTGGACACAAGTGTATTACAAATTTCCAAGCTTCTGCTTTGGGTGGTGGATTCGGTCCATACAAAACAACTGAGTTCATTGGAATGATTAAAGATGAGTTTGTTGAAAAGTTGAAAAATGAAATTCAGAAAGAGAAAAAACAGAATATCGATGAAAACTACTTTAGGAATATAATAAAGAAAATAATGAAAGGTTAAGATTAAAGGGGGAATGTAACAACATCCCCCTTTTTAATTCCCATTCCTTTACAAGTTCCTCCTTTTACTTCAAGAATAAAGTTTCCTTCACCACAATAATTCTTATGTGATTCATTAATCATTGGTTGACAATTATGATGTATTTTGGTGATAACATCATTGTCGATGAATATGATATCTAGTGGTATAATACAATTTTTCATCCAAAAACAATGTTCTTGGTTTTTCATTACGAATAACATTCCGTTGAATGTTTTATCAAATTTTTTGAACATCATTCCTTCTTGAGTTTCTTCGGGAGATGTTTGGATTTTTACCTTGAAAATGTTTCCGTTTATACTTAACTTCATACTTATAAATATAATAATAATTCGTTATGGGAAATTGTGCTGGTATCTTATTAAAATATAAAAATCAATGTTTATTATGTAAACGAAGTCAGAAGAGTAGTTTACCTGGTGTATGGTCTGTACCTGGTGGTCATTTGGAGAAAGGTGAGAGTGTTGAAAATGGTGCTATTAGAGAGTTTAGTGAGGAGACAGGATTGGTGATATTGGGTGATTTGAAATATTTGGCAACATTGACTGGTGGGGGTAGAATGAAGTATTATTTGTTTATGTATGAGATTTCAAGAAAGGTCGAGATTGATTTGGATGAGGCTATGGATGGTCACGAACACGATGAATGTGGGTGGTTTAATAAAAAAAACTTGCCTGATAATGTTGAAAAACAACTTTTTTTTATAATTAATAAAATTTTTTGATACTTTTTGTAAATATTGATATATTTATATTCACAACCCAACTTCCCTTTCTTATGTTGGTCGATATATCTTAACCCCGATAAATGTAGAAATTTGTTGGGGTTTTTTTATTTATATGAGATATTTATTTTTATAAAATAAAATTGAAAAAAAAACGATGAAAAAGATAGTAAGATTAACAGAAAGTGATTTAACTAATTTGGTTAAAAGGATAATTAAAGAACAAGATGAAAACGAAGAATATCTTGAAAAATTCAAGATATTAATTGACAATGAACAATTTGAAACGGCATTACAATTAGGTGAAACATTAGATTTGGAAGACAAAGTTTTGGACTTAATTTTAGATAAAATAGTTAAAGAAGGTGACTTCAAGTGGTGGGTAAAAAAAGTACATTCTGTAATGAAAGAAAAAAAATATAGGCGGATTGATTCAGCCATTGATGATATAACGTATGAATTTATTGAAAAAGATTATTATGCAAATATATTATATAACATAATTAACAATATGACAGACCAAAATAAAACAGATGAATTTTATTTTAAAATGATTAAACTGATATATTCTGAAATAGAAAAACAAATAAAAAAAGATGAAAAAGATAGTAAGATTAACTGAAAGTGATTTAGTTAGATTGGTTAAAAGAGTTATTAATGAAAAAAGAAATATGAATGAATACGAGTATTTTTATTATATTCCAGATTGGTATGGTCCGAATACAATGTTTAATGAAAATGATGAAAAAGTAAAATTGTCAGATTATCCTGAAATTGAAGATGCCTTTAAATTCTTTAATAATGAAAATGTTGATATAATAAAACTTAATGAAGACGATAGGGACATGACATTAATTAGAAAAGTACATACGTTCATAGATGACAGCAATAATATTTCTTGGCCATTCTTCAACGAAAATAGAATCCAAAAAATGTGGATGGAAAAATATTTGAAAAACGGATTAATATTAATAAAATTGAAAAAAAAACGATGAAAAAGATAGTAAGATTAACTGAAAGTGATTTAGTTAGATTGATTAAAAGAGTAATTAACGAACAATCAATAAGTGGAAAAACTTTAGAAGATTTTAAAAAATGGGCAATGAATAAACAAAATGAATGTCCAGAACCAACGGACCCTTGGGATAGATATTGCCCCCAAGGAACTTGGAAATATGATACTAGAAATGGGAACATTAGGTTTTTTTCTGATAAGAATGAAGTTGTTATGGAAACAACTATAATGCCTAATGATGACAAATACAACGGACCTGTGGTTGAGTTACAATATTTAGCAAATTGGGTATCTAAAAAAAATGTTCCATATTATAATGGTGTTTGGAAATGGGGAGGGGTAAAAGGAGCATGGAGTGCAGGTAATCTACAAAGTGTTAATTTGTATGATAACGATAAAAATTTTTTAGGTACTATGACTTTTTAAGTTTAAGAAAAAATCCCCATCTCAAAAAAAGGTGGGGTTTCTTTTTTTTATGAAGATTATTTCTTATATTTTCCATTATGAATATACTGAGCCTTTTCGATGGAATGTCCTGTGGTCAAATAGCATTAAACAAAGTTGGAATAAAATATGACAACTATTATGCTTCAGAGATTGACCAGCACGCAATTAAAGTAACCCAACACAACTATCCAAATACAATTCAACTTGGTGACATTACCAAAATCAAAGGTAGTGATTTACCTAGTATTGATTTATTATTTGGTGGTAGTCCTTGTCAAAGTTTTTCATCTGCTGGTAATAGAACAGGATTTGATGGAAAGAGTGGATTATTTTGGGAATATGTAAGAATATTGAATGAAGTTAAACCCAAATATTTTCTATTAGAAAATGTTAAGATGAAAAAGGAATGGGAAGACATCATAACAAAAGAGATGGGAGTTGAACCAATTTCAATTAATAGTAATTTGGTATCAGCTCAAAACAGAGAAAGATTATATTGGACAAATATTCCTAATGTAACTCAACCAGAAAATAGAAATATCAAATTGAATGATGTGTTGGGTAATTCAGAGTTCAGAGAAATACCAAAATGTTTTTATAATAAGTGGGGAAACAAACCTAGAATTGAGAAGGGAGTGAATTGGGTATGTAATGACAAATCAAATTGTTTAACCACCAAAAATTGTCATACCAATCAGTATTTGTTCAATGAGGATAAAAGTTTATGTAGATTATTGACCGCTGATGAGTTTGAGAGATTGCAAACAATACCTGAAGGATATACCTCTGTGGTTAATAATACTGAAAGGTATAAGATGATTGGTAATGGTTGGACTGTGGATGTAATTTCTCATATATTTTCTTCATTGAAATAATTTTTTATTCCAATTTCTTTTCTTATCTTCGTTTCAACAAAAAAACAAGGAGATATGAACAACACAATCAATCAAACATTGGGACAAATTTTAAAAGGGAAAAACAATGGTATCTTTGTTAATCCAAATGGTGAGTATATTAATGTAACAAGATATTATTATAAGAACACTTTGAAGTTCAATGTAATATTCTCCAAAAATATATATGACATTGCTACAAGACCCGCTATCAATACAACCAGTGAAAAAAAGGTATTAAAATTGTTGAGCACAGAAAATTACGAACTAGTAAATCAATAAAAATATGAAAGCACACGAAGCTGAAAATTGGACATATCTTCACGCCAAAATGAGAGATGAAGAATTTCATTATTGTTTCAAACATTTCTCTAGTTTTGAAGAAATAGAGGATGAAGAGTTCCACAAGTTGAGAAATCAATATTTGGAAACCGCTGAACTATTGGAAAAGTATATTAAAAACAAATACTACGAAGCCAATTGGGAAGTAGAATATGATGATGAAGATGAAGATTGAAAACAAGAAAACCAGATTTGAATATAACTTCCTTGAAACTTACGAGGCCGGCATTGTATTGACAGGAATGGAAGTTAAAGGTATTCGTCAGGGAAATGTTAATTTAACCGACACTTATTGTTTTTTTAAGGATAATGATTTGTGGGTTAAAAATATTTTTATATCTTTGGGTAATGATGATAGCAAAAGGGAACGAAAACTCTTGTTAAAGAAAGTAGAACTCAAAAGGTTAAAGTCAAAGTTAATTAATGGTTTAACAATAGTCCCAACCAAAATCTATATTAATGATAGAGGTTTTGTCAAAGTTGAAATTGTGTTAGCACAAGGAAAAAAACTTTACGATAAGCGTGAATCTATTAAGAATAGAGATATTGAAAGGGAACTTCAATCAAAATCAAAATGGTAAAAAAGGTATTTAACAAAACGACATTCACACAAAAATACGGAGATAGATGTAATAGAGGATTGAGTTGGTGTTGCAGAAAAAACCACTTCAACATTGAAATCATTCGTTCAGGTTTATCTTGGTATATCTTAGCTCACCGAACAAAGGATGACGCATATTGGAACTCATTGTGGATAAAGAAAAGATGGGATGAGTTGGATGATGCGATGGATTTTGTTAGTAAGTTTGATTATGAAAAATTAAAAGCACAATTATGAATACAATAAATTATAATGTAAGAATTGAAAACGAAAAGTTTGGTGTATTATTGAACGAGAACTTTGTTGATGGAATACAATTCAAGTTATTCTTGAAAATGATTAATGGTGCATTAGAACTGAAAACTAATTTGACATTCTTCAACGGAGTTGACTTTATGATTCACATTCCCTATACTAAACTTGTTGATTCAATTGTAACAACAAAACTTGATACTTATGGAATGAGTGAGATTGTTAAATCAAAGATTGAAGCTCTCGTCACAAAATAAAATGTTTAAACCAAATCAAAAATGAGATTATTGTTATTCGGACTATGTTTGACTTTTATGGTTGCTTGTTGTCCTGCGAAAAAAACTTGTTGTCAAAAAACTGAGAAAACTTGTCACAAAGTAGAAACAGATAGTTGTAGCCACAAGTAGTTTCCTTGTTTAGAAAAATAAGGTGGTGGAGTCCTTAATCGGTCCTAAAGGAGATAGAGATATCTCCTTTTTTATTTTAGTGGTATATTTATAAATAAAAAAAAAATAATGGAAGACAAAATAAAAAAAACAGTATTCGAAGAGGCTAAGAAAAGAGGTTTAATGGTTGAGCAAGAAGAAAAAACTAACACTGATTTTGTGGAAATGATATCAATTTTGATGCACTCACAAACACAAGCACACACCTATCATCTACAAACAGAATCATATGCTGAACACAAAGCATTACAAAAATATTACGAAGGAATTGATGGTTTAGTTGATACAATTGTTGAAGCTTACCAAGGAAAATATGGGATTATAAAAGGATATAAAAACTTCCCGTTCAATGAATACAAAGGTAATGAAAATACAATAGGTTATTTCGAGAAACTTTGTGATAAAGTAACTCAGTTAAGAGATTGTTGTAAAGATAGTTGGTTACAGAATGAAATTGATAATGTTTGCACTTTGATTAATTCTACGCTTTACAAGTTAAAGTTCCTAAAATAAATTTCCAATTTAACTAATTCTTTTTATATTTGTGAAAGAACCAAACTTACACGATATGAAAAGAATTATTTATTTTATTCCCCTCCTTTTATTTATTCCATATCTAAAACCTAAAAAAGTTGTTGAAAAGAAGTTAACACCAACTGAACAATACATTGATAGGTTCAAAAAGGTTGCAGTTTACGAACACAAGAAGTTTGGTATTCCCGCATCTGTTACTCTGGCTCAGGGTATATTGGAATCGAGGAGTGGTCAATCTGACCTAACCAAGAAAACCAACAATCATTTTGGTATTAAGTGTTTTAGTGGATGTAATTATAAAAACTCCAAAAGGTTTGCTGATGATAAACCAACTGACAGGTTTAAGGTTTATGAAAGTAATTGGTATAGTTTCCGTGACCATTCTCAGTTCCTGATGGGAAAGAGATATAAGAGATGTAGAGAGTGTGGGGATGATTGGAAATGTTGGGTTAGAAATCTTAAAAGGTGTGGATATGCAACATCGAATACATATACAAATACATTGACATCGATTATTAAAAAGTACAAGTTATATCAGTATGATAAAAAAAACCCTCAGGTGTGAGGGTTTTGTATTTTTAGAACTCAGTTCTTAATAAAGTGGCGACTAGTTGCATTTCATAGTCATAAACATTTATTGAAAGATAAATCATATTATCATTAAGATTTATTTCAAATGAACCTGAAGAACCTGAATCAATTTCCCACCCTGGTAGTAAATTATGTAACATATCATAAAGAAAATCTTCAACTTTACCAAATCTATCTAATGGAGCTCTTCCACTTCCACCACCACTAAAATCAATGTTGTTTTCAATATAACCACTATCACCACCACCATTGAAATATACATGACCAATTGAGTATCCATTCTTTTTCATATATTCAATCAGACCTCTAAAATGAACATCACTTGGTATTTCATCACTACTACCATCCTCAGTTGAAGAACGGACATTTTCATAAACTTGTATTGTTAAATCTTTTTCAACACAATCAATTAAAAACTTAATTTCACCATAACCATCACAATCATCCATAGAATCTAAAGCTTCTTGACTTAATTCATTTGCGATTCCTTTTAATAATGTTGAAATCTTTGGGTAACTATCTAAATCTGAACCACCTTCTTCATCATTAAAAGTTTTTACATCAAAATATAATTCACATCCTTCGATTGAACCCCATGCTGAAACTTTCTTTTTACCATATCCTCTTGCATACATTGAGAATACTTCTAAAACCTTTTTTTGTTCTTTTGTTAATTCCATTTTAATCGTCTATTTCTATATCTAGTACTCTTAGTATCCAGATTGGTTTATCTTTTTCAGTTAATGCTTTTAGGAACTCTCTTGCACTTGGTATATAATTATAACAATCTTCTTTCACATGCTGTTCTCCAACATATCTTGTATAAACAATCTTGTTATCGGAGTTTATAAATGTGGGGCCGAATATCTTTTCACATTCAAATATTCCTTCACTATGATGTCTAAAAACTCTGTGGTCTGAGTGTCCAACCCATGCTTTGGTTTCATCGAACCAATTATGGATATGGATATAATCTTCCCATTTCCCACCGAATTTCTTTACCGAAGATTTTGCATGTAATACTGGGTGCATATTGTTCTTATATAAATATTTATAATGATATTAAATTAATTATGAACCCTAAAGTAGAGAAAGTATTAAATAAAATCAACAACGAGGGAATTGAGTCAGTTTTACCATTCTTCAACGATAACTTTGAAAAACTATTGGATTATTTGAAGTGGGGTGGTGCTATTGAAGAATTTAAATTGGGTGATACTGATTTGACAAATGATTATTATTTGTATCTGATTAATAATGGTTATGAAAAGAAAGCAATGGACGAAATCATTAGAGGTATGGGTAGTTTAAGTTACGATGGTAAAGATTATTATTATGAATTGAGATATTTGGATGATATGGGTGAATGGTTCAGTACTAGAGGTCGAGATTTCTCACCTCGTGATATAGCTGAAGGTGTATTCAAGGAAGATTATTGGGAACCATTTTATTTTTATAAAGGTGATATCAATCTTATGACCGAAGTTTATGATGACTTGACAGAAGAAAATAAGAAATATGTTAGAGATTATATTGTTGATAGATATGCTAATGTTCCATTTATAATTCCAAGTAGAAGAGTAAATGATATGATTGAAAGAATTGGAACTGAAAGTGAGAGTAGTGATTACGAGGGTGATTACGAAATAACCATCACTCAAGACAATGTTTTGGATTTGTTCAGTGATGATGATATAATGAATTATCTATTCCAATATGATTTAAGTGAAACAGGTGATTATTTAACTAATATTTACACTAATAGTTATAACGATGCTTATAGAGATGAATATTATGATAAAGTTTGGAATGAATTGAGAGGTGAGTTCATTGATATTGATGCTGAACCAATTGAGTTCAAGTTTAGAGATAGTTATTATACAAAACTCAAAGTAACTGATGTTTTACCAAGATTAATCAAACAATATGTAAATAATGCTCGATGTTATGATATAGATGGTTTGGGTGATTATTCGTATTTGATTAGAGAAGGTATTGGTTGTAATGCCTTTGAACCATTATCATTTAGAATCTCAGATTATCCTAGTTCGACTAGGGTAAGTGAAAATATAAATGAAATATTAAAAAAGTATTTGTAGTTGTCTATACAACTTTTTTATCCTATATTGTGACTAACTAATTTTAATTTATATGAAAAAAATATTATTGTTTATTCTCTCTGTGTTATTCAGTGTTAATGTTTATACACAATCTTGTACATCCACCGTTTATTATGACAATATGGAAACCTTTACTTGGTTCGGTGATTGGTGGACACCAGCTTTAACTACTGGTTTTTTTACGAATGCTTCAGTATCGGCAAATATTAGTGCTGTAATTTATGGTTCAGGTAATGGTACTTCAGCAATTGAACAAGATTGGTATTCTCTACCTAATATTACCGGATTAAATCCCGCATATTCATATCAACTAAAGTTTAGATTAGCTTCTTATACCTTTTCTAATTCTACTGCAACAACTAGAGGATTAGATGTTGCAGATTATTTGAGTGTTCAAGTTTCAACAAATGGGGGTGTTTCTTATGTGACAGAATTAAGAATAACTGGTAACTCAAATGCTACTTGGCCATATACTTCAACAGGTACAATTACACATACAGCAAACGGAACATTCACAAACTCAGCAGCACCAACTGGTGATGTTTATCAGGCACCAGCGGGAGCAACAACAACTGGCCCTTCCACAATTACTTTGAATCTACAACCAAACATCACTCAGGTTGCTGTGGATTTATATTGTCGTGCCAATTCAGCTGGTGAAGAGTTTTGGATTGATAATGTTGAACTTATCGAAATAATACCAACACCAACAATTACAATAAATGGTGTTAATAGTGTATGTGATGGTACACCAACCACATTAACGGCATCAGGCGCTAATACTTATGTTTGGGATGGTGGTATATCTAATGGTGTTTCATTTACACCCACCTCAACAACATCATATTCTGTAACTGGTACATACAATGGTATGATTAATGGTTTGGGTACGAGAAATACTTGTAGTTCAACCTCTTCAACTAATGTTGTGGTTAAACCAATACCAAATATACCAACATTAAATCCTGATACTACAATATGTCCAAGTGATTTTGCTGTGTTATATGGTTCATCAAATATTGGAACATTACAATGGTACGATGCTTCAACAAGTGGAACATTGTTAGGTACTGGATATAGTTATACAACATCGCCCTTACTTAATAATACACCATTTTATGCTGAGGCGGAACTGAATGGTTGTATTAGTTCAAGAGCAATGGTAAATGTTTTTGTTGACCCCAATTGTATATTACCAATTTACTTAGCAACCTTTGATGGTCACAATGAAGGTAGAGAAAATCATTTGTACTGGTTAACAGAACAAGAAATTAATAGTTCACACTTTGAAATAGAGAGAAGTAACAATGGATATGATTTTATTAAAATAGGTATTGTGGAAACTGACCCATCCAAAAGTTACAACTTTATAGATAACTCACCTTATAGTGGTTCAAATTATTATAGATTAAAAATGGTAGATTTAGATGAAACCTTTTCATATTCCTCAATCATTTATTTAGAAACAAAAAACCAAATAGAATCCAAAGTTTATCCCAACCCATTTGAAGATTCATTAATTTATACTTACGAAAGTGAACAAAATGAAGAATTGGAGATACAAGTCATTAATATATTAGGACAGAAAGTATTTCAATATAATGTAAGTTGTCAAACTTGTGGAAATTATGTTTCGATTAATACCTCCAATATTCCATCAGGAAAATATACCATAAGGATAAAACACCTATCATCCTTACACGAGACAATCCAAACAATGATAAAGAAGTAAATTAAAAACCCCACCATTAAAAGTGGGGTTTATTTTTACCATAATCTTATTTCTTTTTTATCGGGGGTGAAATATCTAATCTCACAAATAGTGTGCATATAAGTGTTGTCGAATAGAGTTGGTATTTTCGACCAAGTATAATCCATTAAACTGGTGAATAAAGTAAAACTAATATAATCGAAATAACTATCCCATTCTTTATAATAATCTAACCTATCCTTTAACCAATCATAACTTATATATTTGTTGGTTTCCTTATCAAATGGATTTTTACAGATTACACTAATAGTAAAATACAGTCCCTCACTATCCATCGTAGGATAGACATCAAAAGCCTGAATATCCATAAGTAATTCTTTATAGTTAAATGTGGTTGATTTCTTTGCGTATTGTAAAAACTTATTTTCTTGTTCAGGTTTAATATAGATTGCTTGAGGTGTTTCTAACTTTTGTTTTTTATCAACTTCTTTGAAATAATCATTACTTGTCATTTTACTAAAATCGTGAGCCGCCTCCTCAACATAACCTCTTAATGTATAACTTGAATATGAACTATCGTTTGGATTATCCATAGTCCAATATACTTTATCGCTATATTCGTCATATTCTGGTAATAATGTAATATCACCCACTTGTAATGTTTTCTTACCACCTCTTAAAAACTTATAGAAGTATAACTTGATTGGTGAATCTATTTTCGGTGTCATTTAATTTTTTCTTTAACCATAAATATAAGTGGATTAACTTAATATTTATACAGATAGACAGAAACTTATTTATGAAAAGAATACTACAAGAAAAGAAGATAATTGAGATACTGAAAGAATACAACAACAAGTATGGTGTATTGTTAGAAGCATCTAAACTCAAAATATTAACTGATAAAGTTGGTTTCAGTGAACCAATCGCAAAAATATTCGATGAATTATGTGGCCCTTTAGCTATATGGATGGCCAACAAATTATACAAACATTATGTTCAAAGAACTAAGAGTTATAATGTGGAAGGTAATATGACTCCACAAGAAATAAAAGAGTTTACTATTAGTGAAATTAATAAAATACATACACCAACATTAACTAGAATTATTATTCCAATGATGGATTATATCCGTGTTGGATTAAATGGAAACAAGTCATCACTTGAAGATGATAAATGGTCAGAGATTTTTGAAAAACAAAAACAATGGCATGATAGTTTAGGTGTAGGTGAGGGAAAAATCAACTATATTGAAAATGCTCCAATTTTAATTGATTTTAGGAATGAAGATGGTGAAGGTTTTTATTGGGCTGATTTGAATGTTAAAAACTCCCCTGAAGAATGTGAAAGAATGGGTCATTGTGGAAGAAGTTCATATGGATATCTATATTCATTAAGGAGTGATAAAAAGTTACCAGGAGGAAAGTTTAAGATAAATAAAAGTCATGTTACAGCTTCAATTGGAACTGATGGAATATTATATCAAATGAAAGGGCCTAGAAATGAAAAACCAAAAGAAGAGTTTCACAAATATATACAACCATTATTCTATCTTTTAGGTGGTGGAGGTGAAGAGGATGATTATTTAATCCAAGGTTTTGGAACTGAATATGCCGCACAACAAGATTTCAAACTTACAGATTTACCAAACCAAACAATAAGAGAACTTTATAGTAATAGACCTGAATTATTCAATACAAGAAGTTTACAAAGAAAATTAAGTGAGATGGGTATTGTTGAAGTTCAACCACTACAAACAACATTTACATTAGAAATAGACCCAAAAGATGTTGGTGATTATTTATCAGGTGACTATGTTTATAAAACTTATGGTAGTGCAAAAGACCAAAAAGTAAAAAGAGTGTATTTCTATGAAACAATAATGTCTGATGACGCTTGGGAAATGTGGGATAACTATGATGCAGATTGGAAATCCGCTTTAGAATATAATGTAGATTCAGAGAACGAAAAGAAAATTGAGGAAATCATCAATAGTATGATAGAAAAACAAGGTGGTGAAGTTGATGAAGATATGAGTTTGGTTGATAAGATTGAAGAATATGATGAAAACTATGATATAAGAAATGCTATTAGTAGTAGTATTAATGAAGTTGAAAGTAATGAATATGTCAAATACTTAAGAGATACCATCAAAGATGCCTTAAATGAACTTGGTAATGTATTTGAGTTTACTAATGATAATATCAAAATACAAGTTGATTTGAATGATTTTGGCTTTCCTGAAGATGAATTGGACGAATACTATGAAAATTGTTATGATGACCCAGCTTGTGTTTTTAGAGAATTGGTGAGTGAAGATAATATTGATTTACCAAAACCAAGTTTCGATGACAGATGGTATCCAAGTATTGATGAAGATGACTTCAATCAATATTTAAGTGACAGATTATACGATATATAATTTTACTAAAATTAAAAAAAATACGAATTGGTAATATGAGAACGAACTTAAATGAAAGTGTAAACCAAATGTTGAAAAATATGGGTTTAGAAACAATAACTGAAGCTCGTATGAGTAGACAAGCTGTAAGAGAAGTTGTAAGAGATATAATAAAGATATTAAAAAGAGGTGAAGAAGGTTCTTTTATATTACCTGAGAACCCCGATGAAGATTTTTATTCATTTAATAACTACCCAGTTCAATTTAGTGTTGAATTACATTTAGTATTCAATCCTAATACTTTGAGGTTTATGACAAATGGAAGTTATAGTTTGGAAGATGATGTTGTTGAAGTAAAAATAATAGTTAATCCAAATAAATTGGAAGGACAATTATATGAGATTATAGAAGAATTAAACAATCTTATTGCTCACGAATTGGAACACGGATTACAAGAGTATCACGGGGAATTCAATTTAACTAGAAAAAAGAAAGAAAAAAAAGGTAAGAAATATTATATGTCACCTGAAGAATTGGGGGCACAAATACAAGGATTTAGAAGAGTGTCAAAACTACAACAAACTCCATTTGAAGATGTTGTTAGAAAGTGGTTCAAAGACAATCGTGAGATTCATAATATGAATCAAAAAGATGAAGAAAAAGTAATCCAAACCATATTAGATTACCACGAAGAAAAATACGGATAAAATTAACCAAAACTTAATGTAGATATATTGACAATGTGAATTATAATTCCTATTTATGATTCGCAACAACATTATATGAAAACATTATTATCGTTATTATTCGTTTTACTTCCCCTCCTCTCTTATTCACAAAATGTATTATTTGGTAAAGTAATTGATGCAACAACTGAAGAACCTTTGGTTGGTGTAACAATTATTATAAAGGGGACATCAACAGGTGTGATTACCGATTTTGATGGAACATTTTCAATTACAACAGAATTGGACACGATTGATTTGGTGTTTTCCTATATATCATATCAAAAGATTACAATAGAAAAAATCTCACTAGTTGGTGACCTGACAAGTTTGCCTGATATCTATATGAAAGAAGATATTTTACAGACAGGTGAAGTTGTGATTACAGCTGATAGGATTGTAAAAAATGAAACAGCATTAATTGATATGAAAATGGAATCCAATATCTTATTGGATGGTATCAGTTCTGAGAAAATGAAAAGTACTGGTGACAATAATGCGGTTGATGCAAGTAAAAGAGTTACAGGAGTTTCAGTCGAAAGTGGTAAATATGTTTATGTAAGAGGATTGGGTGATAGATATTCCAAGACATTATTAAATGGAATTGAAATACCAGGTTTAGACCCAGATAGAAACTCATTACAGATGGATATCTTCCCAACCAATTTACTGAATAATATTGTCGTATCAAAAAGTTTTTCACCTGAATTACCTGCTGATTTTACTGGTGGATTGGTTAATGTGGAAACAAAAGATATACCTGAAACAAGTCAAGGTTCTTTCTCATTATCATTAGGTTATAATCCCCAAGTTCACTTCAATCCCAACTTCATAAGTGAAAAAGGTTCAGCGACTGATATATTGGGATTTGATGGTGGTTTAAGAAGATTACCTGACGAATTGAATAGAAGTTATATCCCAACCCCATTTAACAAACCATCAAATATCAGTTCAACACAACATCAACAAAACATAGTCAATTTGTTAAACAGATTGAATCCTGTATTAGGGGCTACAACTGATTTAAGTATGATTGATTTCGGTGGTGGTATATCTTATGGTAAAACAAATAAGAACTTTGGATATATCTTATCAATCAATCATAAAACTGATTACAAGTTTTATACTGATGTAAAGTATGGTGAATATCAAAGGTCATCAAATCATAATGAGAATGAATTGATATATGCAACCAAACAATCAGGACAACTTACTGAGATTAATAACTTCTTGGGTGGATTAGTTGGGTTTAACTATACCAAAGGTAAGAGTAAATACAAACTAAATCTTATTCATTTACAGAGTGGGGAAAGTAGAGCAGGTGTATTCAATATAACTAACAACTCAAATGCCGTTGGACAATCAGGTTATGAAGCCAAATCATATAACTTGGAATATAACCAAAGAGGTTTAACCAATTTATTATTAAGTGGAAAACATAACATCAATGATTGGAATGTTGATTGGAAATTATCCCCAACTTATTCTTCATCAGTTGACCCTGATATTAGAAAGACACCATTCAGTTATGATGGAACATATACATTCTCATCTGGTGAAGCTGGTAATCCATCAAGGATATGGAGAAACTTAAGTGAGTTTAACAATAATGTTAAAGTTGATGTATCCAAACAATTTAATAACTTCAAATTAAACTTTGGTGTATCACATTCATATAAGTTAAGAGATTATAGTATCAAGTTATATGAATTGATGTTTTCCAAACCGCAATCTTGGACAACACCAGACCCAAATCTTGTTATGAGTACGGAAAACTTATATCCAAGTGAGATTAATGGAACATATATTCAATCTGGTAATGTTAACCCAAACCCAAATCAATATTCATCAAATGTGAATAACACTGGTGTATATGTTTCAGGTGAATATAATATTAAAAATAGATTCAAAATTAATGGTGGATTAAGAGCTGAATATTTTATCCAAAGACATACAGGAAGAGATATAAGATATGCCAATGGTGATATGAATGGAAACAATCTTAAAAATGATATTGTATTAAATACATTTCATTTATTTCCATCTACTAACTTAATCTATTCAATAACCCCAAAACAAAATCTTAGATTATCATATAACAGAACAATTGCCAGACCATCATTCAAGGAAATGTCTTATGCTCAAATATTAGACCCAATCACAAATAGAATATTCAATGGAGGTTTATTCAGTTATAACGGAACTTGGAATGGTAATCTAAGAGAAACGAATATTGATAACTTGGATTTGAGATGGGAGTTGGCCAAAGATAAGGATTTTTACTCTGTATCAGGATTTTATAAACACTTTAATAACCCAATTGAATTGGTAAGAATACCTGAACAACAAACATCAACGGAATATCAACCAAGGAATGTTGGAAATGGGGATTTATATGGAATTGAGTTTGAGTTAAGAAAATCGTTTCTAAAGAACTTTTCTTTCAATACCAATGTCACCATTGCTCAATCCAAAATAACAATGACAGAGACAGAATACCAAGCAAGGAAACAATATGAAAGAGATGGTGAGAACATAAACAATACCAGAGTTATGGCCGGACAATCACCATTTGTTATTAATACTGGGTTATCTTATAATGTCGAAAAGATTGGATTAAATGTGGGTGTGTTTTATAATGTTAAAGGACAAACATTATCCATCGTTGGAACAGGATTATCACCTGATATCTATGATGAACCATTTCACTCATTAAACTTATCTGTAAGTCAAAAGATTAAGAATACATCAATAGATTTTAGAGTACAAAATATTCTTAATGATAGAGTGGAAAGTTTTTATCAATCATATAAAGCTGAAAAACAAATATTCAATTCAGTCAATCCTGGTGTGACATTTACATTTGGTGTAAGTCACAAGTTCTAAAATAAAAACCCCCACTCTTAGGGTGGGGGGAGATATAATTAAAATTTACCAAATCCTTTATTTTTAGGTTTCACACATCTTTTAAGTAACTCACCAATATAATATGATAATTTTTCTTTTTCATCCTCATCTAAGGTATCTTCATCCCAAATTAAGTTATCAAAATCATAAAGTTTATTTTGAATTTCATCCAAATCTGATTCATCTTTATCCAAATCTGATTCAATTTTACTTAACATTTTTTTATAACTCTTCATAGATTCTTCATCCTCTTTGATTACTCTTTTAACCAATCTAGTTAAATCTCTTTCAGTCAATCTTACTATCTTTTTCATTGTTTTTTTTTGAGTTTTATTTTTAAATAAATATCACTTAGATTAGAAAAAATAAAAACTATTCCTTACTTTTGTAAAAAAACAACTATGAACAGATATGACATATTCGTTATAACAGGTGATAATATTAAGAGTTTCAAGGTTTTTGCTGAAGATTTTGAAACTGATAATGGTTTCTACAGATTTTGGTATAATGACGAAACTGTTGCTTGTTACCCCATCAATTTCACAATTATCACATCAATTGAAAAAATATTAGAAGAAGATGTATAAACTAATCAGAGAACGAGACAACTTAACCAAGGTTGGTAAAGATATTAAATATATTGAGTGGAATGAAGAGGGCAGAGTTTCCAACTCATATGATGAACCAGCTATTGGTAGGTCATTAATATTAGACCCCCAGTATGTTGTTTATACTTGGTTAACAACTGAAATAACATCATTTACAAATGAAGATGGTGTATTGAAGTTCTCAACAAAAAACTCGAATTACACCTTGATACAAGAAAAGGGGTAAAAATTAGGACTTATTGTTAATAGAAATGTAAAAACTAAATAAAATGAAAATTATAGTAGAAAGAAACAACGATGAAAGACAATACCCAATCGTAACGATTGACACCAAAACTTGTCATTACCCATATGCTATCAGAGATGCACTTATGTTGGCTCTTGAGATTGATGGTTATCCTTTAAGTACTATCAATGAAGTTTTCTGTTTGACTCTCGATAAAGTCGAACCCGAAGAAACTAATTTCTCTGACATTTTTTAATTAAAATAAAATGAAAGATTTATTTGTCCCCTATGAACAATCCTTGGAATTAAGAGAACTTGGTTTTGATGAGATATGTTTGACTCATTACTGGGGTGAAAATATATTGAATGAAGCTTATGGTGGTTGGATGAAAAACTCCAATACAAAATATGTTATGTCACCAACTTGGGAACAAGCGTTCAAATGGTTCAGAGACAATTATAACTTAATTGGACTAGTTGAAGGTGGTTATGATAATGGTAAAAACATATTCACATATGTTATTTGGGATGGATTCAAGGATAATGTGATTGATGAATATTTTGGAACATATGAAGAAGCCCAACTGAAATGTTTAGTTCAATTGAAATGTTTAGTTCAACTTATAAAAATAAATAAATAAATTATGGAAGATAGAATATTAATCAATGGTGTTTGGTATGTTAGAGAAACACAACCTGAAGAGGAAATAATACTTGATGATTTAACGCAAACCCTAAATATTATTTACGAAAATAGTGATTATTCTTGGGAAGCAACAAGAATCTTCAAAGATGATGGGGAAACATTTTACGATGGTTTTGATATCGAGTTTACAGATAAAACAAAAACCCCTTGGAAAACTGAAGATTGGGACAATATGCGATTTATTAATGGTGTTCTTGAAAATGATAACCATTCAATTAAACTTGCTGGGGAAGCAATGGATAATGAAGGAATTAAACATTTAAAAGTATTTTTAAAATATCTTAAAGACAAACGATGGTTTTAACATATAAAGAATTGGATGATTACCTCGTTTCAATAGATGGTTTAATCCACGGATATACTGGTAATAAATTACTCAACTCTGACTTCTTTGAGGTTGGTGGAGGTTGGAATCAACTTATCAAAGACCTCATCTCTGACCTAATTAAAATGGGTTGGAATAAAGAAGTAGTCCAAGTTAAAGAAAAGTATGGTACACTAAGATTCTATATCACAGAAGGAACTGATGACATACATAGAAGAATTGCCAAAGCTGAAATAGAAAGTTCAACAATCTGTGAAGCGACAGGAAAACCTGGTAAATTGAGAAATGATATTGGTTGGTGGAGAACTCTATGTGATGAAGAATATGATAAAATCAAAAACAAATAATATGTCAGTACTAGATTGGTTAAAAGAGCAATTGGAATCATATGGTGACCCATTCAAATGTGAAATAGAATGGACAGAACTAGATGAATTAATCGAACAAGCAAAAGAAAAAGAATTAAATGAACAAACAGATATGTCAAATTAGTTTTAACTCCAACAACACTGGTGATAGTGATAGATGGAAGTTATTATATAATGGACAAGAAACCCTCCACCCAGATATTGTTATCAATTTAGGAACTTATATTTCAAATGACTATAGTCAAGAAACTAAAGACAATTGGAATATTACTTGCTCAGGTTACTTGACAATGAAAGATAATGTTGCCTATATTGATTACATAAGACAAAAACTTGAAGAAGGGGAACAATCAGGTTTTGTAGATAATTTTGACCCCAATGAACACCTAAAAAACTAAAAGAAAATGGAGATTAAAGTATTAGACAGTAACAGAGTTTACTATCAAGAAACTAATGAATATCTATTAGAGATTAATGGTGAATCACACTCATTCAGAGTATTCGATTCAAGTGATGAAGAACCACAATATTGGTTCGATGGTGAAGAATTTTATAACACCTATGATTATGTAATGGATGGTTTAACAATTGAAGATTTATTAAGTTGGATATGATATTAACACAAGTAGTATTTTTAACAAGTGATGTCGATGATATCGAGGTATATTTACCACACCCACCAAGTAAAGGTGAAATATTTGTATTCCCATTTGTAAAATCAGGTATAATGGATTTCAAAATCAAAGACATTGAATGGGTATTTGATGAATATAGTAAGTTCACCAAGATTAGAGTTTACCTTGAAGAAGATTAAAAAAAAGTAAATAGAAAATCGATGTGTTAATGATATTTATTATTAAAATACACATCTATGAAAAAAAAGTACTTCTTCATTGAAATGTTCAAAGACCAAAATGACATCAACGAAAAATCTGTTGTTGGTTTCATTTCCTTTATGATGATGGTTATTGCTATGGGTGTTGATATCGTTACTGGTGTAACAGGAAAAGAATTGTTAATCAATCAATTTATCTTTGATGGATTTATGTATCTAACAATCGCTTCATTCGGTATCGCATCTGTTGACAAATGGATTGTTTCCAAAAGAGGAGACAAAGAATCCACAGAAACTCCTTCTGACCCAACATTACCAATGTAAAAACAAAAAACAAACTTTAAAAGGTGATAGGTCAAACTTATCACCTTTTTTAATATTTATATGTTATGAAACTACAAAAAATTATCAGAAACATTTTGATGGAAGAAACTACTTCAATTAGTAAAGAAGTTGAATATCTACTTGGGAATCAAATCTATGTTGACGAGATATACAAACAATTAAGAGAAATACACCAAAACAATTCAAGAAATAACAAAGAAAATGTTCTAACATTCATCCAAGTTTTCTCAAAAAAATTAGATACCTTTTTTAATCAAATATTTTTAACAGGAACAAATGCTGAAAAGATATTAAATCTAATTAACAAAACATCAAATTCAGAGGTATCTCCATTATTAGAAAGTGAATCAACTAGTAGTTTGGGGTTTGAAAAGTTTAATGAGTATTTTAAGTATATGTACTACTTGTACAATGATATTCAAAAAGTTGTAAACGAAATCAAAGAAACCCCAACATCAGATATCAATACTTTGAAACCAAAAATTGAAAGATATTACAATTTAACAATCAAAGATAACAACTCAATGTTAGAGTTAATAAAAGCATTATTCCAATATCTTAAACAAAGTTATGGTAATATAAGTTCAGGTCAAACAACCAAGTCAACTGAAACACAAGGAGGATTTAATATTGATTGGAGTACCAAACAAATTGTTAAAAGATATAGTGACTCAACAATAATATTCTTATCACCAGAAAAAGTATTGGAAAGAGTTGGTAAAGATATGGGTTCAGGTTTTGATATAAGAAATCAAGGTGTAAGAATTGGGGATAGATTAGAAAAGGCAATGGAATATCTGAAAAATCCAAATGTCGAAGCATACCAACCAACAATGTTATATGTTGAAAGTTTTGAGTATGATAAGAATAGTCAAAAACAATATTATGATGTACCAAAAATTGGTATAAGTGATGGAAGACACAGATTATTAGCAGCATACAACTTAGGACTTAAAAGTTTCCCATTCGAAGTTTTCAACAGAGATGAAGAACAACAAATTAAGGACTTAAAATATTTGGAATCAACATTAAAGTAATATATGAAACTACAAGAACAAATAAATAGAATACACGAAATGATGGGACTTCTTACTGAAGTATATAATCCTAATGAGGTTCGGTACAAATATGTCGATGAAAAAAAAATAGTTACGTCAGAAAAATTTGACGAATTGAAAAATACATTCAAGGAATACCAACAATTCATATGGATTTTGAAAAAATTAGAATCAAATTGTATTTCGTATAATAAAATACCTGATTTTGTGGAATATTTCAAAATTTTCGATAAACATAAAAAAAATTTTCCAATAAAAGATTTAGGTCAGATAAAAACTTGTTCAGATGTCAAAAATTTTATTTCAATATCAAATGAATTAATTGATAAAATTTCATTTGAAGATGAACATTTTATAAATTTTTCTGATATCAAAAAACTAAATGAAAATTTTATTGAATATATGGGTGTCCATAGTGGATATCAAGTTTTTGTAATTCCTCATCTTGACTATAATCTTGAGTACGAATACATGTATGAACCTATGTACAAAGCATACAAGAATATATTGGGGGATTGTGAAAATCGTAATAGGAATAATTATGTTAGATTTTGTACATTAACAAATAAACGAAAATTTGTAGACTACATAAATAAAGATTATCTTGTTGTTTTCCATCAAAAAAATAATCCTGAAACTCCCATACAAATTAGCCCCTTTTATGACTCAGAGTGTAAAAACAAAAATAATAAATTCGATGAATTTTCAGATACTTGTGAACAACTAATGAAAATAGCAAGAGATTTAGCACCAAAAGCTCAAAATAATTTTCTTGAAAAGTTATCGAAAAAAGAAGAGGAAAAAGAATTGGAAAAAAGAAAAAAAGAAGAGGAGGAAAGAAAAAAAGAAGAGGAGGAAAGATTGGCTTGGACTGAAAACATAACACAAGCAAAAATAGATGAATTAGAAAGTATTTATGCTCCCTCAATAGTGGATTACGGATTGTTTGAAAAAATGGTAAAATTGTATCCAAATTATGAAAAATTGAGTTGGTTATTGAAAAGAATGGAATTAGGTTGTATTTCATATTATGATGTTGAAAATTATATTGAATATTTCACAACCTTTGAAAATAAAAGAGACCTCTATCCAATCAAAAATTTAAAAAATATTAAAATTTGTGATGATGTTTATGAATTTGTTAGGACATCCAAAAATTTGAAGAATTCAAATTTGAACGAACAAATAAATAGAATACACGAAATGATGGGAATATCCAAGGATGTTTTGACTGAAGGAAGATATAGTCAAACCATATTACAGATTTGGAGAGATATAAAAAGAGAGTTAATGGATTTCATCAGGGATGAAGAATCAACAGAACTTGAATGGGAGGAAGAATATTTCCAAGAAGAATTCGACTATGAAGATTTTATGGATGATGAAGAATATGATGACGAAGAGGAGGAAGAACAGTATTCAACAACTACTTTTACTGTGAGGCTTACAGCTATAACTGAAGATATACGCACACCATATGATATTCATGCTGAACAAAAGTGGGACGATGAAGATAGCATAGATGTTGTTAATTTACAGATTTATATTGATACGAATTTCAAGATGGAGAATCTCAATAAATTGTTTGCTGAGTTAAAAGATGTATTAAGACACGAAATAGAACATTTATATCAATCTGAGAATCCATATAAAAAGGTCGAAGAAATACCCACCGATACATTTGCCGAAGAAGTATTAACACCAAAAGAAAAGGATGCTTATTTACAAGGTTTTTATACTCAGGCAAAAACAAGGAAAATGAAAATGGATGATATTATCGATGAATGGGCGGATGAAAGAGAAGAATTATTCAGTTCAATTGAGGAAAAAGAATATGTGAAAAAAGAATTGATTAAACACGGAAAGAAATTATTACCACAAGCAAAATGGAGATAAGAAATATAATAAAAAGAATACTCAAAGAATCCCATGCAGAAAAAGTTCAAAAAACTTTGGACAAGTATGGATTAGTTACCACATTAAAAATGTTTGGTAATGATATCAATAGATTGTCTAATATGTTACATATGACAGAAAAAGAATTATTAGAAAAATATAATCCTTTCGAAACAATTTTTACTGATGAAGAATTCGAAAATTCGTTATTTGACACAATGTCTTGGATGAGAGAAAGACCTGGTACATTTTATCCTAGATTGAAAAATAATCCAATGGATAATGTTATTGAATTTATTATTGATGTTACAATTGATGATTTCCATTCCAAATTAGTTAATTTTGAAACAACAGAATGGATAATACCTGATACACCAAAATTATTGTATTTGAAATTTGGAGATTTGTTAAAAAACAATAGTTTCTTCAAAAACTTGTATAAACAATACAGAACAAATACAGAAAAATTGGATGAAGAAATGTCTGAGTATGCAAGAACCTTGAAAAATGCAAGACAACAAGGTGCAGGTCTAAGATTTCCAAAGTCAGCAATCAAAGCTAACCCCAATCGATTTAGACCCTATAATAGAGAAGAAATTGATGAAGCTGACCCCAAAGTTGGTACTGGTAAAAAACCTGAAGGTTCTAGTAGAAGGTTATATACTGACGAAAATCCAAAAGATACAGTTTCAGTTAAGTTTAGAACCAAAGAGGATATTGTTGATACCTTGAACAAAGAAAGTTTCAAATCAAAACCTCACAAAAGACAATCTCAAATCATTAATCTTATTCATCAAAGGGTGAGAGCTGCTTATCAAAATGCCAAAGACCCTGAGACAAAGAAAAGATTGAAAAGAGCTTATGATTATATCGAAACACAAAAAGAAAAATCAAAACAAAAGACAATAAGATTACAAAAAGAAGGTTTACACGATACATTTTGGGAAAATGATGAAGGTGATAGAATTACTCTTATTGATTTATTAGACGCGACTAAAGATATTCCAATTAAAAAGATACCAGTAGAAAAGTTAAAGTCAAAACTATTATCATGGGATGGTGATGAAGATGAAATAAAAAAAATAGATAAGGCCGATTTACAATATCCAATACTAATATTTGTTGAAGACGATGGTTCATTTATATCAATCATAGATGGTCACCACAGAGCACAAAAAGCAATAAGAAAAGGGTTAGAAACAATCAAAGCAAAGATAATACCAATCAATTCACTTCCTAAAAATATTAGAAAAGTATTCAGTCATATGGGAAAACAAGGGGAAATCAGAGAGGGTGAATTAACAGAAAAATGTTGGCCTGATTATACTCAAAAAGGAATGAAAACAATGTTTGGTAAAAGATATCCTAATTGCGTTAAAAAGACAAAGAAATGAAATTAGAACAAACCATAAGAAGAATATTGAGGGAAGAAACTCAAAAGGATTTATCACCAATCCTTGAAAATCTGTTAAATAAACTATTAGTTAAACATAATAAAGATATTTTATGTGGTGTTGAGGTTGTACAATCTGTTGATGGAGAAAGTTATGAAGTAACATTTACATTCATCGTTCATAGAGGTAAAGTATCGTTTTATGCCAAAGAAAAACACGATTCAATAATGAACGAAGCTTGGGATTTGGTTTACGATTTTACCAACCAAACAATAGTTATGAAATCAAAATATGTAAGAACCTGTAATGAATAATATACAACAAACCATAAAAAGAATATTGAGGGAAGAATATACTGATATTGGTGAAAGAACCAAAATGGAAAGGTATATATCAAAACAAGTGGAAACAGATTTACCTGAAACAATCAAAAACGACAATTATTATGGTGTTGTTGTTGATATTTATGACACTGATTATGGAAAAGTTTGTAGGATTTCAGTTTTATTCAAAAGACCTTTTACTGAGAATGAAGCTGATGAAGTCCATAATAAAAGAAGAGAAATACAAAAAACAATTAGAGATTTAGTACAAGATTTTTTCAAAGGTGGTATATCTATGGGTGTTTCTACCTTAGATTCTTATAACGATACTTCTTGGTATTATGAATCAAAAAAGACAAAGAAATGAACCTAAAACAAACAATAAGAAGAATATTGAGGGAACAAACTGAATCAGGTGGTGGTATTTTTTATCACAACTCAGATTATGATATCAATTCATTTAACACCCAAATCAATAAAGACAAGAGAACTAACTATCTTTTCTTCAGTAATGAACCAAACACATTTATCGACAGGAAATATACATATAAAGTTAAATTACAATTTGACCCCAACAAAATATTCAACACCTTCAAACATATTAATGATTATGGTATAAAATATACCTTGGAAGATTATAAAGATGAAGTATTAGAATTGTTTGAAGACAACCTAAGTTACTTTCTAAATGAATGGGAAAAAACTGGTGTGGATAGCATAAATGAAGTAATGGAATATTATATTGATGCTGGTGGAGATGAAGATGATATGGTGGGATTATTATATTATTTTTTAACCAAGTTCAATGATTCTTGGGCAATCTTGGAAACAGATAAGTTTTTAGATTTCATAGAGTCAAAAGGTTTTAATGGTTTTGTAACACACGAAGAAGGATTGATTAATATTGCTTGTAAAGATTTCAAATCAATAGAAATACTTGGAAAGAAAGAAATGTGGTCAGATGATGGCGAAGGCGTGAAATCATTAAAAGAAGATTCAAACAGAAAACTATTAGCATTCCAAAAACTAATTGATAAATCTATAGATGGTATGAAAAAGGACTGTGAATTAGATAGTATAGATGATAGGAACATATCCATAGATACTTGTGATTTTTTAGAAGCATTAGTAGAAGCAAAAGTTGTAGATATTACGAGTGACAACACAATTCAAATTGTAATAAAATACTCATATCTTAGATATATTGACGAAAATCAATTTATATATGAGCTGAAACACGAATTGAAAAAATATGGTAATGTTAAAATAGATGTTATTGACTCAATCAACATACATAATAGACAATGGTAATATGAACTTACAAGAACAATTAAATAGAATACAAGAAATGATGGGGATTGATTATAAATTAATTCCAACTGATGAACTCAGAAGACCAAATGGTTCAGTAGGGACACAAGGATTTACTCCTGAATCAATGGTTAGTTTATTAAAGCATATATCAAATGAAGAAAATTTTGACTTACCCAATTTTAATTCATTTAAAGATTTGATACTCAAATTAAGAGAAATGCCAGAAATTATTGAATCAATATACAAATATGTTAAATCTGACCCAGTATTATTAATTAAATTACCTGATGATACTTATCATTTAAAAGATGGAAATCATAGAGCAAACCTATTAAATTTGTTAAATGTTGATAAAATACCTGCAATTGTAAAATGAACCTACAAGAACAATTAAATAGAATACAAGAAATGATGGGGGTAAATGAATCAATATCACCCAAAGATAAAATGATTAATCTAATTGAAAAAAAAGGATTAATCGAATCTATCAAATTATTTGGTGTTAATAATGTTGCCAAAACACTTGACACCACACCAATTGATTTGGCCAAAGATTTCTTCATTGATAAAGAGTTCTCAATAAAAGATTTTGAAATTAAAACTGGTGGATATGATTTTAATTTTATGATTACAGATATTGATTGGGGAATGAATGATACTTGGGCTGTATATGTAAAAATATTAAAGGGTGAAGTTACACTAATTTTAATTGATGGTGAAACATATGACTTATGGGACTCTGATTTGTGGGAAAAAGATTTTTGGTGGGAAATACAAAGTGAAATAGATGATATTATTTATGATATTGTTGTACCATTTACACCAATGAAAATAGATTTAGATATAAATCATAATTTGAGATAGTTACAATTCCCTCTCCTTAAAATCCTCTAAACTTTTTACAATAATATCATATGTTTTTGGAATATAGATTTCCCTAAACCAATCCATCAATTCATTAGCATTTTCAAATGATTTAGGACAATCGAATTCGTGTAAATAATCATTAATAGTTTCAAACTCTTTTTTATCCTCAGGTGAGTAAATTGGAGTTACTTCAACATTAAACATATCAATAGGTGTATTATTACCATCCCAATATGGTGTAGCATAAACAGATAATCTATAATAGTTTTCTTCATCCATAAAATTACAATCCCATAAAACAACCCCTTCCAAACCTGAATAGTGTAAAGTACAATTTTTGTATTCTTTATTTTGATTAACCAAATCTCTGAGTAAATCACCAACAACAATTTCGTTTTCACTATGGAATGTATCTCCTTTAATTGGTAAACCACTAAGTTCAGCTAATTTCAACTTATCAATACCAATCATTTTGGCAGTATCAACAAAACCATATTTTTTGATACTCACTTTCATTTTTTGGATAAACTTATCCATTTGATTTTCTGTAATTATTATTTTCATTAGTCGTAATATAATGTTCCCCTAATATCAACCATTTCTTCAATTTCATTGGGGTCGTATTTATCCAATAATGGGGTTCTCAATATACTCATAGTTGAACCAACAAACTTTAAGTTACCCAAATCTTCAACCTGAGAATCAATTAAGCTAAACCAATCACCAACATACTCCAAGTTACCCAGTGTTTCGATTTTACTTTTACTTAAATCAAGATACTTTTCAACCTTTCTCAATTCACCCAATGATTTAATATTTTCGGTAATATCTACATCATTACCTCCCCAAAGATAACCAATTTCTTTAAGATTACCCAAACTTGTAACCTTTGTGGTCTCCAAT